CTGGTTCTCTACAAGCTCAATAATATTTATGCCCTTGGAGCTTCGGCTCCTCGGGGCTTACCATTCCCTAGAAAATAAATGGCCTTTAAGCTAACAAAATTAGCCGCAGTAAATATAATCCTATCCAACATAGGACAAGCACCCCTCACAAGTCTTACAACTTCCAACCCCTTAGCTACTCTTGCTACAAGCATGATAGACGAGGTAAACCATAACCTCCAGTCTGAGGGTTGGGTATTTAATACAGAGCAAGATTATCCTTTTCCTCCTACTACAAGTAACATTATAGAAATCCCCGCTAATGTTTTATCTTTAGATAAACCTGAGTGGTCAACTATTGAACCAGTTATCAGAAAGCCTACAGGTGCAGCTAATGCACAGCTTTATGATAAGAGGAATCATACCTATACATTTACTGAGACCCAATACTTAAAAGTAATTTGGTACTTTGAATTTGAAGATCTCCCTGAAGTATTTAAGCAATACATCACTATAAGAGCAGCAAACTTATTTGCTAATAGAGCTGTAGGTTCTAATGAAGTAGTTAAGTACTCTGAGAATGAAGAGGTTAATGCTAGAGCTGCAGTAATGGAATATGAAACACAACAGGGAGACTACAATATATTTAATGATTCAGCAGGTGGAAAAGAGTTTCAATCATACCTACCTTATAACGCTATTAAACGCTAAACATGGCTGCAGTTTCTCAAAACATACCTAACTTATTAGGTGGGGTTAGTCAGCAACCAGATCCAATAAAACTACCAGGACAAGTTAGAGATGCAGTTAATGCTTATTTAGATCCAACATTCGGCTGCAAGAAAAGACCCCCTACAGAGTTTGTAGGATTACTTGCCAACAACATCCCAACAGATGCAAAGTGGTTCCCTATCTTTAGGGACAACAATGAAAAGTATATAGTTGCTATATATAAAACAGGTACTCCTGCAGTTATTACTGTTAAAGCTTGGGATGCAACAACAGGATTAACTCGTACCGTTACAGTTGATGCTAGTGCTCAGACTTATCTTGAGACAACAGACTTAAACAGTATTCATACACTATCTCTTTCTGACTATACATTGTTTTCTAATAGTCAAAGAGATGTCAATATGAATGAGGTTCAATTAACTGATACAAAAGAAGAAGCTTTAGTAGCTATTAATTCAGTCGCATATAATACTACCTATTCCATTGACCTTAATAGAGATGGTAATACGCAGCAGACAATAGTATATAGCGCTGCTGAATTAGAGATTACTCCTGGTTCTTATGAGGTAGCTGATGGTGGTGGATGTTCACAGCATTCAGCTTCAGATCACGCATCCTCTGCTACAGGTAAAACAGGACTTCAGTACAGAATTAATAACCAATGTGCTGCTTACTATGATGAAGAGACAAATGCTTATATTTCTAGATATAACGCTAAGGTAATTCTTAAAAATGGAGGTGTTGGCTGGAGAGTAGGTGATACCGTCACAGCTACAGAAGGTGGTAAAACTTTCACCATAAGGGTAAGTAAAGAGAAGTTTGAATATACCTATGCAAGTGATGGGATAGCCACCTTTACAACCCCTAGCAATGCAAGCTCAGGTACTCTAACTATCAGTGATATTATCACCAACCTAAAGAGCTCTGTAGATGCCATAACTAACTACGATTGTGAAAGCATTGGTAATGTTTTAAAAGTAAAAAGAACAGATACTCGATCCTTCAACATCGCTGTACGGGGTGGTACGACTAACCAAGCGATGACAGTCGTAAAGGATTCAGCTAATGATGTTTCTGAATTACCCTTTCAGTGCTTCCCAGACTTTCAATGTAAGGTCGTTAACACTGCTGATAGTGAGGCAGATGATTACTATGTAAAATTTGTTCCAGATGCTGAAGGGATACCAGGGGCAGGCGCTTGGGAGGAAACAGTTAAACCAGGTATTGAAACTGGTATTAACTCATCAACAATGCCTCATGCCTTAGTTAGAAATGCTAATGGTACCTTTACACTTGGACCTCTTAATAGTTCATCAGCCTTTGGAGGGTGGGCTAGTAAAGAAGTAGGAGATGAAGCTAGTAACCCTAACCCCTCTTTCGTAGGTCAAGGTATTTCTAATATGTTCTTCTTTGGAAACCGCCTTGGTTTTCTTAGTGAAGATTCAGTGATACTAAGTCAACCTGGAGAATATTTTAACTTCTTTCAAACATCAGCTATTACTGTTAGTGATGCAGATCCTATTGATTTAACAGCATCCTCAACCAGACCAGCGATGCTTCAATCAGCTATAGGTACTCCGAAGGGATTGATACTATTTGCTGAAAATGCTCAGTTCTTAATGGCTTCTCAAGATGTAGCCTTTGGACCATCAACAGTAAAATTAACTGAAATTTCATCTTATACATATAGGTCAATAACTGAGCCTCAAAGTACTGGTGTCAGTGTCATGTTTGTTACTGAGGCAGATACCTACTCTAAGATATTAGAGATGGCTGTTGAGTCAGGAGATAGTAGACCAACAGTTGCTGATAACACAAGAATAATTCCAGAGTATATTCCTCCTAATTTAAAGTGGGCAACAAATAGTCCCAACAATAGCTTGCTCTTTTGGGGGGATAATAGTGAGACTGTCTATAATTTTAAATTCTTTAACCAAGGGAGAGAACGACAGATAGCAGGTTGGAGTAAATGGACGTTTCCAACTTCTGTCAGGATGATGGGCTTTGATAACGATACAGCTTACATTGTTTGTTATGACGGGACTAACTCAGTCTTGTTAAAGATGGAGCTATTAGATGATCCCGAGACAGCTCCAATAACAACTTCATTTAACAGAAAATTTCTTCCAAGACTTGACTTTATTCACTATAAGGCAGACATAACTACTAGTGTTTCTGGTGCAAATACGAAATTATATTTCCCAACTGGAGGATATATCACAAATGCTACACCAGTATTTATTATTACTAGTGGAAATGATGCTGGTTATTTCTTAAGACCTGATATTCAAACCGATAGCGGAGGAAAATATATATTAGTTGCCACTTCATTAACAACGGCAAATTATGTCATTGGAATGCAGTACAGAATGAGCGTGTCTTTACCATCATTCTATGTAACCAATGAAGGAAGAGCTGACAGAATAGATAACCCTGTTGTAGAAATGTTGAGATTAGATCTCTACTACTCCGGTAGGTATCAAGTAGAAGTTGAAAGATTAGGCTATACCCCCAACTACACCCATGATATAGATATTGCTCAAGCAGATTTATACCTAGCAAACAAGCCAGCAATTGCCGAGGTTACAACTAAAGGTGTACCAATTTTTTGCTTAGGAAGAGATGCCAAAGCAAGTGTCTATGCAGATGATCCAACCCCCGCAGCTATCACTAGCTACTCATGGCAGGGTCATTACAACAAACGAGACGTAATCCAACTTAAAGGATAAGAATGAAACCTTATTACCGTGATGCCACGACCAAAGATGCGATACTTTTAGCTAATAATCTTCGGAAAGAAGATCGAGAAGAACTTGAGGGTGTAGGACATAAAAATGTTTTACTAGCCCTCATTTTTATAGTTCAGCTCAGTGAAACAGCTATAGCCTTTTTTGATGAAGATGATTCATTAGGAGGTATTGGAGGAATAATGCCTGACCCTAGAGATGGGGTAGCAATTGTTTGGATGTTATGCACTCCAGTAGTTCAAAGAAAACCCCATACATTTGTACGACAGACAAAACGCTGGATTAAAGAACAGCATAAGGAGTATCGAATGCTATGGAATATCGCAGATGCGAGAAATAAATTTCACCATAAATTACTTAAATTATTAGGTTTTAAATGTTTAAGAATGACATATCAACCCCCTTATGGATTGCCGTATTTGGAGATAGTTAAATTATGTGCCCAATAACAATAGGGGCTGCAGTAAGTGGTGGAACATTAACCGGTTCGGCTGCTGCTGCAATGGGTTTAACCGTAATTGGTACCGCTGTCTCTGCAGCTGGTGTTGGTCTATCTATGTACCAATCTCAGCAAAATATGCAGTTCCAAGCTGCAACAGCTAGACAGCAACAAGACCTTGCCTATCGACAAGCTCAACAGCAACAACGATTCCAGAACGAATCAATAGTCAACAAACATATAGGACAAGTTAAAGCACAACAAGCAGCCTCTAATGCTGCAAACATGGCTTTGTTCTATGGAGATCAATCAGCAAATAAAGCTTGGATTTCTCAACAACAAAAATTCAAAGAAGTAAAAGACAAAGCCGCTTTCAAGTCCCAAACCATCTTAGCCAAAATGATTGGTTCTAAAGGAAGGGTATTAGCTAGTGGAGCCACTGGACAGTCGGTTGGACTACTAGCACTAGACGCAGAACGTAGAGGAGGGTTTGCTCAAGCAGAGCAAGATGCAACTGTTAGAAGTGCTGAAATGGCTATGGGTAACTCTATGGAAACCACACGCCTTAAAGCTCTATCTAATGCAAATAGGATTGGCTCAATGCTCGACTTCCCCGTACAAGCCCCACAACTATCACCAGAACCTATGGGTATAGGAAAAGATTTACAGCTGGGAATACCAGCATATAGTTGGGGATAACAATGGCATCTAGAATTTATAATCAAGTTGACTATGGTAGTAGTTTCCAAGGGTCAGCTAAAGAGGAATCATTTACAAAAGTAGAAGCCCTAGATCAATCGAATGCTATTAAGAGGAGAGCTCAGCAAAAAGTAGAGAATGTAAACAACTTAGCTAAAGCTGCACAGATTCAAGGAAGCTTAGATCAAGCTACTTTAGCTGGTAATCAAAAGATCGCTGGAGCAAAACTTGCTCGTGATCAGAAAATGATGCAAGGGATATTGTCTTTAACTAAGACAGGTCTTGATGCTTACTCAAAGATTAACGAGATAAATGAGAAAAATAAAAGAACTCAAGGAATTTTAGATAGTATTGGCTTTGGGGATGAACCCTTAGTAGTAGACGAAACAAAAGTAGAAGCCAATAAAATAGATGATCAAAATATATCTATTGAATCTAAAACTATTAATGAAGCTTCTACAGAACTAAATAGTACAGGCAATATTGAAGACAAAGCTTTATCCCATCAACTCCAAGAAGATACAACTTTCAATAAATTAAAGGGTATAAAGAATAGTCCAGCATCTGCAGCGGCAATACATGCTGCCTATTTAAAGGAAAGGCTAAGAAAGATTCCTGATAATGAGAAGCCTCGAGGTGTTGCAGAGGGTCAAATACTAATCAATCAACTTAATAGAGATTTCCTCAACGCTACTGGGCTAAACGATCCAAGATTTATTGATCAGATAATCAATGATCTAGCCCCAATAATGCAAGGTAATAATAGGAATTTCCTTGCCACAACGGTAGAGGCTGGTATTAAGTTAGATCAAGCAGCCAACCTAGAAGGTGCAAAGTCTGAGATAGCTGTTTTATTTGATAATAAAGACTCTGCAGAGAATATATGGCTTAAGTCCTATGACAAATTCTTAAACGGTAATGTTGGCTATACAGGAGACTCAGCAGAACTAAATCAAAAAGTTTTAGAAACTATTCTAGAAGAAGCATCCCTAGCTGGTCCACATGGTCAAAAGATTATTAGAGAACTTAGAACAGTTTTAAAAAGACCAGGTGTTAAAGGAACAGAGTTACAAAATCAATATGAGCATATTTTTGATAAATATGAAAAGCAAGCTAAAACTAATGCTGTTAATGACTATGTACTAAATCAAAGGACAAAGACTGCAGATAGGCAAATAATAATAGATGACTATTATGAGAACCCTTCAGCTGAAAATAAGTTAAAAGCAATAGAAGCTTTAAAGAAACAAAACACAGCTGAGTCAATAGCACTAGCTAACAAACTTGGATCTACTGGTCTTAACTATGACCCTAATAAAGCAACAGAACTCTTTATCGAGCAAGCAAAGGGAAATGAGTTAGACGAGGATCTACTTAGGAGACTATTAGATGAGAGTATTATTTCCGCTGATGAGTATAAACAGCTGAAAGAATCTGGACCTCTGAGACAAAGCAAGAAGGAATTAGATGAGGCTTTAAATAAGCCTAACTTCCAAACAGCGTTATTATCGTCTCTTGTTCAGGGTGTACCACAAAGCCTACAAACTAGTGAATTAAAGCGACAAGCTGGGATAAGAATACTGGCTCTACAAGATCAACTTAGGGATGCAGTACTAGCTGAGTTAAGAGTCAATCAAAATTTAATAGGAGATAAGAAAGAGTTAGCACGAGTTATAGATGAAAAATTAGAGAACCTATTAAATCAACCTCAATATAAAGCTAAGGAAAGTCCTGATGCAGGTAAGCA